GAAGAGTAAACGAGGCATGTATTAATGGCTGCTAAAAAAGGTTTGTATCACAATATAAATAAAAGAAAAAAAGCAGGTACAAGTAGGTCAAAGAAAAAATCTACTATCTCACCTAAAGCGTATGCCAATATGAAAAAAGGTTTTCCTAAAAAGAAAAAATGAAAGTATTTAAAGCAAACGGTCAAGAGTATAAAGGCGCACACCATAAAATGCCTAATGGACAAATCCATTCAGGTAAAAAACATACTAAAAATAGTAAGCGTTTGTATAAAACTAAAAGAAAATAATGGCAACATACCAAGGTAAATCAGTTAAGTTAAACTCACCATCCTCTATAGGTAAAGGTGAACCTGGTTATGGTAGAAAAAAATCTAAAGTATATGTAACAGGTAAAGGTGGAAAGGTTGTCAAAGTAATGTTTGGTGACCCTAACATGAAAATTAGAAAAAACAATCCGGAAGCTAGGAAGTCATTTAGAGCTAGACACAAGTGTGATACGGCTACAGATAAAACAACAGCTAGGTACTGGTCATGTAGGGCCTGGTAATGGCCAAAGTATGTTTCGCTAAAGGATGTCATAATATTCTTCGACCTCCTAAAAAGAAATTCTGTTCAGAAAAATGTTCTAAGAGTTATCACAACGCTGTATACCATGCACGAAAAAACGGTGCTGTATATGAACTAGAGCATGACGGTAAACCCGTAGCTCAACCTAATGTACAAAAGCGTAGAGGTAAAGTGTATGAACAGTTAATAGAAAAAGAGTTAGGCCCAATCATCCTTAAAGGTGATATGGAAAAGAAAGATGCAGCAGAACTTCTAGGATGTAGTAAAGCTGCACTAAGTTATGCTTACGCTGCTTGGGTAGAAGATATGGAAAATAAATCCAAAGCAGAAAACTGGACACTACCTGCTAAAGCAGAAATGTCCCTAAGAGATTTTAAACAATTTAGAGATAGATACTTTGAAACAGAATTAGGTTTACCTTACGAAACACCGGAGTTTCATATACGATGGATTGAATCTATCTTACATGCTATAGAACACGGAAATCAACAGATGATACTATCTCCTCCACGACATGGCAAGACAGACCTACTAATTCATTTTGCAGTGTGGCTCATCATCAATAACCCTAATGTTAGAATATTGTGGGTAGGAGGTAATGAAGAGATATCTAAGAATGCTATTTCTTCTGTAATAGACCAACTAGAAAACAATGAGAAATTAATTGAAGAACTCTGTCCTCCTGGAAAAACTTTTAAGCCAACATCACGAACTGGAAAAGCGTGGTCGCAGAATGGGTTTACTGTGGGTACTCGTACTGTTACTGGGATTAAGTCACCTACCATGGTCGGAATTGGCCGAGGTGGCAAGATACTTTCAAGAGACTGTGACATCATTATTGCAGACGACCTCGAGGACCATGGTTCAACTATGCAACCTGCTTCACGAGAAAACACTAGAAACTGGTGGACAACTACATTGTCAAGTCGTAAAGAAGAGCATACAGCAATAATTGTTATTGGCTCCAGGCAACACTATGACGATTTATATTCACATCTTTTAGACAACGAATCCTGGTCAACAGTAGTAGAAGAAGCACATGATACAGGATGTACTTTACCGGACTGGTCAGATGACGAACATCAGGAATGTATGTTATGGACTGGTAAAAGAACTTACAAGTGGCTTATGGATAGAAAACGAGCTGCAGAGACTACAGGTGGTAGAGCAATATTTGAAATGGTATATCTTAATGTAGCTATGCCTGATGGACTAAGTTTATTTAGTCGTGAAGAGATAGAAGCATGTAGAGACCAAAAAAGAGATATTGGGCAGGTACCACCAGGAGTTAGATTAATTGCAGGGCTTGACCCAGCATCAACTGGATACCAAGCTGCAGTCTTATGGGGTTACGATGCAGAGAGTGGAAAACTATATTTAATTGATTTACATAACAATCTAGGTGGTGGTATTCCTGAAGCACTTAAAGTTATTAAAGACTGGTGGGCTAAATACACATGTAGCCACTGGGTAATAGAAGAAAACGGATTTCAAAAAGCAATACGACAAGATGAGTCTATTAGAAAGTTTTCATCTGAACATGGTGTTTTCCTAGAAGGACATGAAACTAGGAATCAAAAATTTGACCCTATATTTGGTGTTACAGCTATGAGACCATTATTTCAAGAAGAAAATATTTCTTTGCCATATCTTAGCTATGAGGCTCAAGAAAAGGTAAACTTATATACAAGTCAGTTAGTGTATTTCAGTTCTGCAAGAACTAGAAGCAAATCTGTAGGTACAAAGACTGATATAGTTATGGCTAGTTGGTTTCCAATGAGAGCCATAAGAAGAATGCAAAAAGAAAGATTTGCAGAAGTAGGACATGATTATAATCCTAGCTTTACTGGATATAATCCTAGTAGTATGGATTTAGATAATTGGAGATAAATGCCTTTAAATAACGATGAAATTTACAACAGGATAGATTATTTACGAAGTATAAATAATGACGCTTTAGTAGATAGGTCAAGAATAAGAGACATCATGAATGGTGGTGAAGCTGCAGTAAGAGCTTTACTTGGTAAATCAGTAGATGTAGAGTATCACGAGTTACCAGCACCTAACTTATTCTTAACAGCCTTAGAACGATTTGCTCAAAAATTAGGTAGAACTCCTGATTTAAAAGTAGATATACTTAATGAAAAAGATTCAGAGAGAGCTAGAAAAAAATCTGAAAAGATAGAACGAATTGTAACTTCTTATGATAAGTTTCAAAAACTAAACATGCAGTTACCACAAGTTGGTAGATGGTTACCAGGCTATGGTTTTATTGTGTGGGTTATTAATCATAAAAAAGACAAAGACGGTAATCCTTATCCGTATGCACAACTAAGAGACCCGTTTACTTGTTTCCCTGGAATATTTGGTAATGACCAACAACCACAGGAAATGGCTATTATTTCTCGAGTACCACATGAGATGCTTGCGAAACAATATCCTAAAGCAAAAAAATATATTTTTGAACAAGCTGACAAAGATGGCGATGGAATAGATACTTATTCTGTTTTATTAAATGCATCAAACACACAAGGTGGATGGGCCAACTCTACTGGTAGTGGTAAAGTCGTTGTAGAGTATATGGACAGTGAAGGTACTTATGTATTCTTGCCTGAAAATAAAAAAACAATAGACTTTATGCCAAACCCATTAAAGTCAGGCCCATGTTTTGTAGTAGCTAAACGATATTCGTTTGACCAAATGCAAAGCCAGTTCCAACATATAACGGGACTTATGGCTAACATGGCCAAAATAAATATTCTTGGAACTATTGCAATGGAGGACGCAGTGTTTACAGAGACAAACATTGTTGGAGAAATAGAATCAGGTAAATACCGTAAAGGAAGATTTGCTGTAAACTATATGGCTCCAGGGTCTTCTGTGTCTAAGCCAGTCAATAATCTACCATATCAATTATTTCAACAAGTAGATAGACTTGAAAGACACTTAAGACTTGGTGCCTCATATCCGGTATCTGATGATGGACAATCTCCTAACAGTTTTGTTACTGGTAGAGGGTTAGAAGAGTTAGGCCAATCTGCATCATTGCATGTTCGTGAGTATCAAGGAATACTTGCTGAAGCATTACAAGAAGTAGATGCTAAAAGACTTGAGTATGATGAGGAAATGTTTTCCAGTAAGAGAAAACCTATAGCAGGTATGCATAGAGGTACAGCTTTTAAAGAAACTTATATTCCTAGTTCAGACATTTCTGAAATGTATCAAACAAGAAGAGTCTATGGAGTAATGGCAGGATTTGATGAGCCACAAAAAATAATTACAGGGCTGCAATTAAAACAACAGGGCATCATCGATACACAGACATTACAAGAAAACATGGATGGCCTAGAAGACATAACAAAAATACAACAGCGTGTAAATAAAGAACGAGCTGAAACTGTATTGTTTGAATCTCTTATGGCCCAAGCTGCACAAGGTAATCCTAAAGCAACAATGGCTGCTATTGAGATTCGTAAGAACCCACAAAACATGTCAGATATATTAGACAAGTTCTATACTGCACAGGGAGAAGAACCTACAGAAGAGGAAGAAGCATTATTGGCTGGGCCACCACAAGCAGGCCCACAAGGTGGACCTCCTCCAGGCCTCGCTCAAGTATTAGCACAAGCTCAAGCACAAGGAGGACCAACAAGTGGCTAAAGATTACGACCCAATGGCAAAAACTAATTCTGAGTTTTATAACATGATTAATGCTGAAGACTGGCAATTTAATTTTGATAGAGAACTAGAAATAGAAGATGCAGAGCTACAAGAGTTTACTCCTCCAGTTATGCAATACTGGATTCCCTCACCAATACCAGGAGTTTTTTTAAGAGTTGATTTCACATTAGAAAACGAAGATTCTAATAACGAAGAAATGATGGACTTTTTAAATAACCTACATGATTTTTTAGAAGAAGAGGATAATTAATATGGTAAGAATTTCAGCATCAGAAAGAATGGCTAAAGAAGCTAGAGATATTAGAGACCCGGCTAGGCAGGAGATGTATATACCTAGAAAAGAAGGTGACTCTACAGGTTCTTCAGCCGTCAACAATGAATTAGCAAAAGGTCTATCAGGTACGGACGCTACAGCAGAAAGTCCTCAAGTTGGACAAGCTATACAAAGTGCGATTGGTAAACCTATTTCATTAAGAGAAGGTACTAAATTTAAAAATGAAGCAAATACTACAGGTATAACACAAGGACCTGGTGCAGGTCCGACTATGCAAAGGCCTACAACAGATTTGGATAGTTGGATAGACGGAGTGTTGTCAAGATGGAATCATCCGATATTAGCTGAGATACAAAGACAACCAAACTCTACACCTATTATAGAAAGACCAAAAGAGAGATTTCTTACAGATAGTCCTTATAAAGATGTTACTTAATTATGAGTCGTGCTTTTCCATTAAGATTTTCAGCATCTGAGATATCTGCACAATACGCAGAAGAAACTAGAAATAGAGTTGATAGTTTCAATAAAGGCTTCAGAGAATCAGGTTCATCACCTGAGCTAGCAAATACAATAGCAGATTTTTTGTACGCTTATCCAACTATGGATAAAGAGTTAGCTGCTATAGCTGCATTAGAAGGTGTACAACCCGAAGACCAGTTAGCTTTTGATTTAGCAAATAGAGTACAAGAACTTATTGTTGATAAAAATACACAAGATTTAGTTACCGATGTTAATTGGGGTAGAAGAACTTCTCAATTAGGTATGCTTGCATTAGATTCTATGTTTCAACCAGTATCAAGAGGTTTTAAATCTGCAGTAGTCGCTGCACAAGAAACAGGAAAATCAGTATTAAAAACAGTTGGTGCAGCTACTTTAGGTGGATTGTACAGTGCGTTTACGCCAGGAGTCTCAACAGACAATTTTTTAAATAAAGTAATAGGACCAGGAACTGGTCAAGCATTTAATACAGCAAGAGCTAAATACGGTGAGACAGAATTTAACAGAGCGTTAGAAGAAAGAAAAGCAGGAAGGCCTCTTAACCTAGGTTCAGGATTTTTACCTAATTCTTTAGATATAACAGATACACAAGTGTACTTAGACGAAATAAGAAAAGGTACTGATTCAATTACAGCTAGAAAGAAATCAGAAGAAGTTTATGGTAAACCAATAACTCAACAATTTGACGCTCAAGAAAATAGATACAAATATAGTACAAAAAGTGGACAAAAAATAAATATATCTCCTGGTCGAATAGTTGCTGCACAAATGATTGAACCAGGAAGTACAGGATACAATGTTGTATCAGGTGTTGTTGATGGAGTTTTTAGATTAGCTGCAGACCCTCTTAACTTAGGGTTAATGTATGGAGCTGGTGTAAAAACTGCAATGAGAACTTTAGCTACTGCAAATAGGCAAGCATTAAAATCTACAGATAAAATTACTACATTTATGAAAGGTTTCGTTCCTGGTAAAACGGGGAGAAACAATCGTGCATTATTTTATGGTAGAACAGTAGATGACATTAGAAAAACTAGATGGGGACAAAAATTTGGTCAAGCTATTGCAGAACTTAAAGGGCCAGGAGGAAGAGCTTTCTTAGCTGACATTCCTGAATTTGCTAAACTACCTGCATCTATTAGAGAAGTATTAATACATGTTGATGATGCAGATGATGTATGGAATGTATTAAATGTTGTATCTAAAGGTGGAGACCTTACTGGTAAAGAATTTGATAACATGTTTGATTTATTAAAAAAATATGTTGACGATTCACAGAAATTAAAACTAGATGAAATTAGAGAAATATCTATTAACAATGTTAATTTTGGATTAAATGTTATACCAGCAAAACCTACAGTTACAGGAGAGTTTTTTAATTTTGTTGCAAAAGTAATTACAAGAGATGTAAGAGATGTATCTGCTATGAGAAAATTTGCACCGTTGTTTTTAAGTACAACAAGTAAATCATATAGAGCATTACCTGGTGCAAAAAAACTACTAGGTGTTGGAACTCAGATAAAACAAGCACTACCTCCACATCTAAGAAGAGCAATAAGTTTAAGACCTGAAACAACTGTAACAATAATGAATCTTGATGAAGCTGCTAAAAATGTAGACGATATGTTAAAACTTTCTTTTGCAGAACCAACAACAAGAGGTTTATATCAAGAAGAAGTGTTAAAAGCAACTTCACAAGGACAACTAAATGAGATAGTACAAAGAGTCAATCAATCTATAGCTTATTCAGTTAGAAGAAGAAACCCATCATTAGAAGTAGATATACAAGATTTGATTGACCAACAAGAAGCATACAATATTCAGATAGAAGAGCTAAGACAATTTTTCTCAGGTTCTAGTGGAGGTTCTATTGCATTTGATGGTACTCAAACAAAAGTAAGATACAAAAAATTAATAAAAGATTTAGAATTATGGTCTAAAAAACTAGGNATAGAATTAACTGACGAAACTGCTATAGAAACAATTTTAGAAGCTGTTCCAACAATGCATTTATTATCTCAAGCAGCAGATAATTTTTCTGCACAATTATGGGACCCACAAGACATTATCAGAGCTACAAGAAAACATCAAACATTAATTGGCCCGGAAGATTCTCTTTTAAGAGCATGGACTAAAAAACCTAGAGAAATAATTACTCTTGACTGGGCTGATGCTTTTAGAATACCTAGAAGAGCGTTGCTTAAAAATACAAAAGATAATAAATTGCAATTAAAAGCAAAAGGGCCTTTTAGTACACTTGCTGATGAAGTACAGAACAATGTATTAAAACCTATGTGGATGTTAAGACTTGCATTGATGTTAAGAATTGCACCTGAAGAAGGTGTAAGAGCTGCATTTGGAGGTAAAGTAAACTTTATAACTACACCTTTCCAAAGAGCTGCAATGAACTCAAATCATTACTTAGGTGGTCTAGGACCAAGAGCTAGAGAAGACCAGGTTTTCCAGGCTTACAACAACCTTGGAGCAATAATTTTTACAACAAGAATGAGTCCTGACGATTTAATTTTTCTTAAAAAAATGATAGATGTAAAAGATGTAGAAAATTTTGCAAGTATTAAATACGACAATGTAGAAAAATTAATTAAATCTAGTTTGTTAGAAGCTAATACAGAAGGAGTTGTATCTGATTATTTAATAGGTGCTGCTGTAAATGGTTTTGATTTAAGAGATATTAGATTTGCAGAACTAACAGAAAAAGCATTTACTGTTAAAACTAGAAAAATAAAAGCACAAGCTAAAGGAAATATTAATGGTTACGATGGCAACACTTACAACTCTATGGGTGAAGCATTTATAGAATCAGGTGGTTTTAGTGTAGATTTAGATGCTGTTAAATACTTAGACCTCGAAACAAGAAGTCCTTCTGAGGCTGATGCGTTCGTATCTGCTTATAAAGAGTTTGAATTTAGTTTAGGAACACGAGGAGACATAGATGCTGCTGCTAAAAAAGCAGGAATATCAACTGTAGATTATATAGATGCACAGATAGATAATGTCTTTATGACTGATGACACTGTAGGTTTATTATCAAAACAAGACCATGTATTAGGAACATACATTGATGAAGAAGGTAATTTTATTCTTGATGTAGCTATAGGCCTAAAAGGTGATAATGCCGTTGTAAATGCTGTACACATGGGAGCCAATGCGTTTCAAGAATCTATTTATATTGCTAACAAAGAACTAGCAGAAAAAAGTGGATATACAAATCTTGTTAATGATGATGGCCTTATGTATTTATACAGAACTAAAGCAGGACGAGCTGCAGGAGATATTGATTATGATTCTGTGTTGGCCAAAGAGGTTATGGAAAAACATTTTAAATCTAACTTTGACGCATTAGGACTTACTGTTGATGAAGTAAAAGGAGCAGGCAAAGGTATGCCTGGTGGTGGATTGTTTTCTGCAGACTCAACTTATCAAGCAGGCATGGGTGAGAATGCAGTCGTACAAGGATTAGTAGATGGTAGAAAAGATTTAGCAGAGAATGCATTTATTATGGTAGATAAGTATGCACCTGATGGAACGATAAAAGGAGAATACTGGGAAGGATTATGGGGAGAACTTTCTTTGTTAGCTAGTGACCCTATTGTTGTAAATCTTGTCAATAAAGGCCTGGACGACATGATGGTATATCTAAGAAAAACTACTGAAGGTAAAGCAACATTAAAAGAACTTGTAAGAAGAAGTCATAATGCTGAAGATAAACTTTGGTTAACAGATGACAAATCCTTAAGAGGATATTTACAATCTCTTGAATATAGAGTCGGTAAAGCTGTAGGTAACCCAACAGCAATATTAAGAAATCCTGTAAATGGTTTTCCATTAAACTCTTCACAAGTAAAAGATGTCATATACATGAAAGGAAAAAAAGTATTTCCTCAATTTGAAGTTGATATGTCTGTTGGAGCAGAAACAAAACTTTTTAAAATTATTAAACAAGGTGGAACCATAGGTTCAAGAGATTGGATTAGATACCATACACACATACAAACATTAGGTGGTCAATTACGAGGTCAAGGTAATCAGAAATTTTTCAAAGAATTTATTGAACTATTTAAAGACGAAGTAGACCTTGCTGATTTAGGACCAAATAAAATACCTAGAAAGTTTGATTTAAAAAACAGAGTATCTGAAACAGGAACAGTTATAGCCGGACAAGAAATAAAAGCAGCTGGATATATTGCAGATTATCAAGACACAAGATGCTTGGTATAAAACTGGTGGAACATTTTTAGAACAAGGATATGGTTTATTAATTTCAAAACCCTCTAACTATTTAAACAGAGACCCTTTGTTTAGAAATGCTTTTTATGATAATGCTAAAGAGGTTATTAGATTTATGGATGAAGCAACTAAAAGAAAATTTATAAAAGAAGCTGAACCATGGATTGAAGGAAGTACCTTATGGGATGAATTAATAAAAGCAGCTAAAGAACCATCATTAGAAACTACTGTAAAAAGTGTTGAACAAGCAAACAAAGTATTAGCTGCTGGTGCATTAAATGAAGTGTTAGCATTGTTTTATTCAACATCACAACGACATGTAGCTTCTGATTTGTTTTCTAAGTACATACCATTTCCTGAAATATGGGCTGAGGTAGCAACAACTTGGGGTAAATTAATTGCTGATAACCCACATAAATTTAACAGAACAAGAATTGCAGTAGACAATGGTGATGAACCTTTACCCTGGGATAATGAAAATACTTTTTTAAGTAAAGACCCAAACACTGGAAAAGCAATGTTTAATTATGTTGATGTGTTTAATGTATTAAGTTTAGGAACAGTACCGGCAGTTAGAAAACTTATTAATGACACTGGTCTTAGAGATGCTTTACCCGATGCTATAGCTTCTCCGTATCAAACAGCAGTGTTTGGTCAAGACTTACAAGACCAAGGAGTTAGAGCTACAGCCAAAGGTTTTGCTGGTGGACTAAACTTAGTTGCTCAAAATGGTATGGCACCTGGTTTTGGTCCAGTTGTTACAATGCCAGCTAGAATTATACTTAATGCAATAGGTGCTGGTGAAGCTACAAGAAATTTCTTTTTAGGTAAGTTTGCAAAATCCGGAGACCCGATAGAAGACAATTTACCTGCTTGGTGGAAGAAATTATTTACAAGTGAAAAATCAGCTAAACAAGATAGAGCTAATGCTTTTTTTGCAACACAAATGGATTTATATACTTCTTATGTATTAGCTGGACTTGTCGACCAAAAAGACCAGGATTCTGTAGATAAATGGTTACAACAAGCACAAGACCAAGCACAAGTTTTGTATATATTTAGAGCTGCAGCACAGTTTAGTTTACCAACAGCTATTCAACCAAGAATAGAAGTACAAGATAAAGGTGGTACATGGTGGGCTACACAAACACTTGTA